GCGGCTCGCGCGACGAATTCGAGACGAGTGCGTTGCTGTGGAGCTGACGGGCGAGCCGCTGAAGTTCGGACAACCAACCAACTCACCGAAGGAGGCAACACCATGACCGAAGCGCCCGAAGCAACGACAACCGAAGACGCGCCCTACTCGCCCGAAGAGATGCGCATAGCGCTCGCAAACAATGACGTCGAAATAGACCGAGCGCTCGCAACCGCCGTATGTCTCGATAGGGCGATCAACTGGATCCTCGGTCGAGAGCGTGCCGCTGGGAAGGGCGTGATTCCGGCTCTCCTGACGGTGCGCGAGGCGCTCTGCGTCCCTGCCGAGCCGGCGACGATTGGGTGCCGCAAGTGAACCCTCCCAATCCGACCGACTCGAGAGAGTGGTGGCGCGAGAACTGGCAGCACACGAAGAACTGGGCCACGTGCTCGAGGTGCGGCGTCAAGATCCTGCTCAGCCACCTTGCCGAGGGCGTGTGCCGAGACCGGGCCGAGTGCGACGTGACGCTGGCGCGGAAACCGGAACCGGTGGCCATGGCCCGACTCGTGGACGGCTCGCCCGTGGTCGCGTTTGCGCCCCATGGTCTCGAGGTGAGGGTGTTCGGCGCCGATGACCTCGACATGCGCGGGATGCCGAGGTGGGTGCGATGATCTCCGAGAGGCTCAATCATCTGGCGGCAGCTCTTAGGCTCATGATTGAAAAGCGGCCGGTCCTCAGTGTCGCTGTGCCAGTTCGGCTGAGGAACACAGCCAACAGCAGAGAGCACTGGAGAGCTACGGCGAAGCGCGCGAAGGTTGCGCGAGACACGACAAGGATGCTGATCCGGGCCGAGATTGCCGGGAAAGTGTTCCCGCTCGCGGTCCGTCTCGTCTACGTCGGCCCGCGCCAGCTCGACGACGACGGCGTCGCCAGTGCGGTGAAGAGCCTGCGTGACGGGGTGGCAGACGCGCTCGGGGTCGACGACCGTGACCCGCGCGTTGTTTGGGTGCCCGATCAGGAGCGCGGAGGTGTGCGCGAGTACGGAGCGCGCGTTGAGATCTACCTTGGTTGACACGAGATCTGGTCTGTGAGACTCTTTGTGCTGCATGAGTCGGACCGAGCTACAGCAGCACGTCGACACCTCGTCGTCACCATGGCTGCGGACGCAGCTGTTTTTCGCGTCCTATGCTGAGGAAGTGCGAAAGCCGCACTACAGCCACCAGCACCGAGATTGGGTGCGCGGGCTGCTGATTCGAGCTCAGGAAGCCGGCCTCTACACACCGGAGTTTGCATGAGCGACACCCCGAAGCCGGCAGCACCTGAAGCCAACCGCATCGTCTCGGTTCGGTTCTCCGAGTCGGTGCCGTTCAATTCGGAATGCATGTCGGTTGTTGCCCCAAACGTCACCATCGTCCCGGCTCGACTCGAGCCTGACGGGCGCGCGGTGCCAATCGAGAAGGGCCAGATGCCCGTGGGGCTCCTGCTGACTCAGCGGTACAACGACCGCGTCGCGAATCGACCGCGCATGGAACGCGTTTTCGTCCCGATGGCGCTCGTTCGCGGCATCGTTTACGGGGAGTAAGCGCCTGTGAATGCTGAGGATCCAACCCCCAGGACCAAAGGCAAGAGGTTGCGGCTTCGGTCGCTCATGGATGTGCGCTCTGAGATGGCGCGCGTCTACCGAGACATGAGGTCGATGAAGCTCGACACCGAGACGGGCTATCGACTGGTCCAGTCGCTCGCGTCTCTCGGCAAGCTGACGGAGGTAACACAGGGACGAGGGCTGTTGGAGCGACTCGAAAAACTCGAGGGCGTCAGTGTCTCGGAACCCGACCGAAACGCAAATCCTCCGGCGCATTGAAGCGCTCGAGAAGGTGCGCGGCGCAGAGGCCGCCGTCTTCGACCTCTCGACCATCCTCTTCGAGCGCCAGCTTCCGTTCGGCACCGAGACAGCACGACAGGTCACCGCCGTCTGCACCCGCCGCGCTGGCAAGTCGTACGCGTGCGCCGCGAAGCTGATCGACGTCGCCCGCAAGAAGCCTGGCTGCGTGGCGCTGTACATCACGCTGAGCCGCATCAACGCCAAGAGGCTCGTCTGGGGCATCGTCAAGGAGCTCGCCGAGAGGCACAAGCTGGGCGCGAAGGTGAGCGAAGCCGAGCTCTGTCTCGAGCTCACGAATGGCTCGCGGATCTACCTCAGCGGTGCCGCGGACGAATCCGAGGTGGAGAAGTTCCGAGGCTTGGCGCTTGGCCTCTGCATCGTCGACGAAGCGCAGTCGTTCCCCGCCTACCTGGCGAAGCTCGTCGACGAGGTGATTGCGCCGGCCTTGATGGATTTCGCAGGCCAGCTCTTTCTCGTGGGCACCCCAGGGCCGGTGCCAGTCGGGTACTTCCACGACTGCTCAGTCTCGCCGACGTGGGCGCACCATTCGTGGTCGGTGGTGGACAACCCGTGGATCGCGAAGAAGTCGGGCTTCACGCCTCAAGCCTTGCTCGCCCAGGAGCTCGAACGCCGCGGGGTGACGGTCGACGACGCGTCGATACAGCGCGAGTGGTTCGGGAGATGGGTCCTTGACGCCAACGCGCTCGTCTTTCGCTTCGACCCCGCGCGCAACGGCCGCAGCGATCGCCGCGCGTGGCAGCACTACGTCATTGGTGTAGACCTCGGCTTCGACGACGCTGACGCGATCGCCGTGCTTGGGTGGCGCGACGACTCGCCTGAGATTGACCTCGTCGAGGAGTGGGTCGGAGCGAAGCAGAGCATCACCGCCCTCATGGAGCGAGTGAAGAGCGCCTACGACCGATACCAGCCGCTCGCAGTGGTCGCCGACACGGGCGGGCTGGGAAAGAAGATCGCTGAGGAGATCACCCAGCGGACCCAGGTACCAATCGAGGCCGCGGAGAAGGAACGGAAACTCGAGCACATCGAGCTCCTGAACGACGCGATGCGAACGTCGCGCTTCTTCGCCCCTACCGACTCCCGCTTCGCCGACGACTGCATGCGCGTCGAGTGGGACCGGAGCAACCCCGAGAAGCCGAAGATCAGCGAGCGTTTCCATTCGGACATCGCAGACGCCACGCTCTATGCCTGGCGCCGCGCGCTCGCGTGGACGTTCGTCGAGCCGAAGGCGGCCCCGCCGAAAATCAACACGCTGGAATGGTTCGAAGCGCAAGCCGCACTTCAACAGCAGACCGAGGAGGCCGAAATGGAACGTGAGTTCGAGGCGAATCGACAGGCGAAGGCGGAAGCCTCTGAACTCGAGGGATGGCTGTGAGTCCGTACCGAGGTCGAGCGAGAGAGCCGCTCGTGCCTCCGCGCGATCCGGACGAGCTGCCTGACGTTCTCGAGCTCAAGCCGAGCGCCGCTACCGAGAAGAGCCCATTCATCCTCATCGCCGTGCACGAAGAGGAGTCGCGTTCATCGGGCTGGGTCGTCGCCATCGCACTGGTGGCGCTGTTGGCGGTCATCCTGATCCCGATCCTCCTGTCGATGGTGCGGCCGTGAGCCCAGAGGACATCGGCAGCATGACGGTCGCAGAGCTCGAGGCCGCCGCATCGCGCGTCGCCGCGGCGCTTGCGGTGCTGAGGGAGGCTGGGGCATGGAAGCCCAACGACAAGCCGGCCGCTGCGCCCCAGGTCGCTGCCGAGACTCCACAGCCACAGCGCCAGCTTCCACCCGCTCCATCGGTGCGTTGGTCGGCCTCGGAGTTGGCCGAGCGCGAGCGCCTCCTGAAGCAGATGCGCCCCGAGTTCCCGCCCGAGATTGCCGCGCTGGAGGACGCATGAACGGCGACCCAATCGGCAGCGAAGCACCTCGCGGGAAGTCGCTCGAGAAGCGCATGGGCCGCTACGACGGCGGCTTCACGCCGTCAGAGCAGCGCATCAAGGACCAGCTCATGAAGCAGTTCATGCACGGTGGCGGCGAGGGCCCTGGTGGCAACTCCGCCGAGTACCGAGCCAACTACGACCTGATCGACTGGAGCAAGTGATGCCCGACCCCCAGCTCGCCCGCCTCGCCGAAATCCTCGACCTGCTTCGGTCGAAGGGCGTGCGTATCTACCGGGGCGCCGTGGGTCTCGACTCCGAGGGCAGGACTGAACAGGCCGAGATCGAGTTCGAGCCGACCGTCATCGACCACCCAGACGCTAAGCCCGCGCCCGACCCCGACCGCTGCGCCTGCGGCCACATGGCGCACGAGCACGGCGACGGTGGGCTGTGCTTGCACGGCTGCGACCCGAGTTCCTGTTCACCGCCCGAGGAGGCACCCAAGTGAGCGACTACCGAGACCTGAAGCCGAAGAGCGGGCAGAAGCCCCACCGCGACGACCGCACAGACATCGAGCGGGGCGTCCGTCGCGACTGGTGGCGCCTCGAAGGCCGCGAGTGCGCCCGGTCCATCGGGTCGACGATTGAGAAGCTGCAGAAGGCCCAGACGGTGCGAATGCGACAGCAGGTCATCAGCCAGCGCCTGTACGGCTCCCTGTCGCTGCCGACGAGCGGAGCCTACGCTCGAGTTCAGCAGGCGGCCACGGCCCAGCGCGACAGGGTCACCTACAACGTCTGCCAGGAAGTCGTGGACACGCTCACCGCGCGCGTGGGCGAGACGAAGCCGCGACCGTACTTCCTCACGTCGGGCGGCAGCTACAAGCAGCAGCGCAAGGCGAAGAAGTTGAACCAATGGGTGGAGGGCGTGTTCTACGAGGAGAAGGTCTACGACAAGGGCCTCGACGCCTTCCGCGACGCGCTCGTCGGAGGCGACGGCTTCTTGCACGTCTTCGGTCAGCACGGCCGCGTGCGTGTCGAGCGAGCCCTCGCCACCGAGCTGTGGATTGATGAGGTCGAGGGGCAGTACGGGGCGCCGCGCAACATGCACTGGCTGAAGCTGGTGGACCGCGATGAGTTGGCCGGCCACTTCCCAGAGCAGAAAGACGCCATCATGCGCGTCTCGAAGGACACGCGCGGCGTACTGACAGAGTCGGTCGCCGACATGGTGCAGGTCGCCGAGTCGTGGCACTTGGGGACCGAGGACGAGAAGGGCGAGATCAAGGGCGGGAAGCACGTCATCAGCTTGGTCAGCGACGAGACGCTTCTGACGGTGACCGAAGACTGGCCCTTCCCTTGGTTCCCCTTCGCGCGCGTCACGTGGTGCCGTCGCCCTATGGGCTACTGGAGCCAAGGCCTGTGCGAGCAGCTTCAGGGCGACCAGATCGAGCTGAACTACGAGCTGCAGCTGATCCAGAAGTCGATGCGGCTCGCCGGCAGCTTCAAGATCCTCCGCCAGGCCGGGAGCAAGACGGTGAAGGAGCACCTCAACAACGACGTGGGGACGATCATCGACTACGTTGGTCAGCCCCCGCAGTACATCACGGTTCAGCCCATCGACCCGGTATGGTTTCAGAATACCCGAGAGATCATCGAGCGGGCGCGCAACAAGTCCGGCGTCTCGCAGATGAGCGCGCACGGCACGAAGCCAGCGGGGCTCAACAGCGGCGTGGCGATTCGCGAGATGGAGGACGTTGAGAGCGACCGGCACCGCACGACGCAGCGGGCGAACGACAACATGTACCTCGAGGTCGCGAACATGGCCGTTGCCCTCGCGGGAGAGCTTGCCGATGCTGGCGATCTTCGGCCCGTGCGGTCTCCGTCGAAGACGTCGTTCTCCGCCATCGACTACAAGAAGGACATCAAGGCAGTGAAGACGGACGAGTTCGTATTGCAATGCACCCCTGTCTCGAGGTTGCCGCGCGACCCAGCGGGTCGCCTTCAGACGATCCAGGAGTACATCCAGGCTGGCATGATCACACCGCGTGTCGGGCGCAAGGCGCTCGACTTCCCCGATCTCGACAGCATCGAGTCACTTGCGAACGCCCAAGAAGACCTCATCACGCGCAACCTCGACGCGATCATTGATGACGGCGAGTACCACCCGCCCGAGCCCACCGATGACCTGCAGCTCAGCAAGGAAATGGTCCTCGAGTACATCCAGCGCTATCGACTCCTCGGGCTCGAGGACGAGAAGCTGGATCTCTTGCGCGACTACAACGCCCAGCTCGAAGACCTTCTCGCCACCGCAGCTCCCCCGCAGTTGCCCGCTGGGGCTCCAGCGGAATCAGGTGGCCAGCCACAGGCGAACCCGATGCCCAGCCCGACGAGCGAGCTGATCCCCAACCTCCCCCAAGCCGCAGCCTGAGGACACGTCATGCCAGACCCGATTGCCACCACAGCAACACCAGCCCCAGCCGCAGTCACGCCCACCGCGCCGACGACACCGGCCGTCGAGACCAAGCCAGAAGCGCCAGCCGAAGGCGACCTCGCACAGAAGTACCGGCGCCTTGAGGCCGAGCACAACCGGAAGGTAAAGGAGCAGATCATCGAGCGCCGCAAGTGGGACGCCGACCGGAAGACCACCGGTGAGCGCCTGTCGAAGCTGGCCGAGCTCGAGAAGCGCGAGAGCCAGGCACGACTCAACCCACCCGCGTTCCTCAAGAGCATCTACGGGGACAACTGGCACGAGGTGGTCAACGAGTCGAAGCTCAATGGAGTCCCGCCAGCCGACCTGATCCAGTCAGAGATGGCGCGCATGCGCGACGAGTTCGAGGCCAAGCTGAAGGCCAGGGACGACGAGAGCTCGAGAAGCCTTCAGGCCCAGCAGCAGCAGGCGCTCGAACAGGCGCGCGCCAACATTCGAGCCGAGGCCGAGGAGTTCTACGCCGCGTCAGGCGCTGACTATCCAATCCTCGAGAGGCTGGGCGGCAAGGAAGCCGTTGCCCGAGCCATCGCCCAGCGCATCGAGCATGAGTTTCACGCCACAGCCAAGCGCGACGAGAACGGCGGCGTCGTCAGGCAAGGCAGGGTGCTCACCACGAAGGAAGCGGCCGAGCTCATCGAGGGCGAGATGCTGGCCGTCGCAGAGCACGCACTGAAGGCCGAGAAATACAAGTCACGCTTCGCACCCAAGCCACCCGACTTGACAGCAGAGAAAAAGTCTGAAAGTCTCAAACTCAAGCAGCAGCCGACCTCGCAGCAGCAGAGCAGTGGGCAGCAGCCGCGCAAGTCCCTCTCAAACGACATCACGGGCTCGACCAAAGACGATGCCCCGGCTCGCCTGACTCCCGAAGAGCGCCGCCAACGCGCGCTCGCCGCATTCGCTGCGGTGAAGGAGCGGAAGGCCGCGGCACACCACTGAGGAGAGCCCTCACCGCGCCACGGGCGCTGAGGCTTTTCGATGGGTGCATATCTCGATCTGGCGGCTGGCAACGCGGCCCTCAAAGAGCACTACGACGACCAGAAGGTTGAGAATCTCGCCTACGACGACAATCCGTCGCTGGCGATGGTTCCGAAGAAGACCGACGCCACGGGCAAGTCATGGCCCGTTCCCGTCGTCTACGAGGTGAGTCAGGGCGCCAGCAACAACTTCGCGATCGCCCAGGCCAACCAGAGCCCTGGCCTCTTGGCAGAGTTCATGGTGACGCTGAAGAAAGACTACAGCCTGGCGACGCTCGACAACCAGGCGATGGAGGCCTCGGCGGACAACGCGGGCGCGTTCATCGACTTCAGCACGCTCTTTGTCGATCTCGCGATTCAGTCGGCGGCACTGCGCTTCTCGACGGCGATGTTCCGAGCCGGCACCGGTTCGCGCGGCGGGATTTCCGCCATCAACGCGGGCGTAATCACGCTGACGAACGCCGCGGACGTCACGCAGTTCGGCCTCAACATGGTGCTCCAAGCGAGCTCGACCGATGGTGGGGCTCCTCG